CTACGGATATTCGTGATGCTTGGAGGATTCAGCGCACGTGTCTTATTGTGGGTAGGAAGATTGTGGGAAAGGCTATGGTGGGTAGTACTGTAAACCCCATGGACAAAGGCGGCAAAGAATATCGTAGTGTATGGAAAGACTCAGACCCATCAGAAAGAAACGCCAATGGTAGAACTAGGAGTGGCCTATATAGACTTTTTATTCCTGCTTACAATTCTTTGGAAGGTTTCTTTGACCTATACGGAAATCCAGTCGTGGAAAATCCTGACAAGGTTCTTGATGGTCTTGATGGGGATAGCATTTTTCAAGGAGCTAAGACGTTTCTCAAGAACGAAAGAGAAAGCCTCAAGCACGACCCATCAGAGCTGAACGAAATTATTAGGCAGTTCCCATTTACTGAGGACGAAGCCTTCCGCGACAGTATCGAGGGTAGTATCTTTAACATTGGAAAGATCTACGAACAGGTTCAGTACAATGATGAGCTGTACCCCAACCCTATTGTTGTAGGTAACTTTGTTTGGAAAGGTGGCGTACAAGACAGCGAGGTTGTATTTAAGCCAGATGCCTCTGGTAGATTTCATGTTGCATGGATGCCTCCTTCTGAATTAAGAAATCAAAAGAAGTTTGAGCGTAACAAACGTATTGCACCTAATGCAGAGCTGGGGGTAGGCGGGGTTGACTCCTACGACCTTGACGCCACCGTCGATGGACGGGGGTCGAAAGGAGCGCTACACCTGTACAACAAGTTTCACATGGAGTATCCATCGAACATGTTTGTGCTGGAGTATGCGTCCCGTCCGCCTTTGGCTAAGATCTTTTATGAAGACTGCCTCATGGCGGCTGTCTTTTACGGGTACCCACTGTTAATTGAAAACAACAAGTACGGTATCGCAAGATACTTTGAATCAAGGGGTTACGATGGCTATCTAATGAACAGACCAGCCCACTTGACTTCTGCCAACAGCAGCATAAAGTCTAGAACAAAGGGTATCCCATCCAACTCTCAAGATGTTATTCAGGCGCATGCTCATGCTATAGAA